TCGAGTCGAATAGAGTCTGCGCCGTGATGGTGCCTGTCGCAATTTCAAACCCATAGGCGAAGTCAGTTCCAGATGTTGCGTTCGGCGTTGCGAGGATTCCACCGCCATAAAGCCATGTGCTGATACCAGTTCCACCATTCAGGAAACAGTCGCGCAATGGCGGTTGTGACACGCTACAGGTACCACTGCCCGGGTACGCCACACTGTTCGTGGCAGTCCAGCCAGGATGTCGGACAATCGAATCATCGGACGCGTTGACTTGACCAGCGAGGTCGCTGATCGAGAGCGGCGTGACACTGTATGTCGTGACACCAGTCGCACCGCCGACAGTCTTCTGCCACCAGTAGTCGCTCTCCTCTTCATCGCGCCCATCGTTCTTCTGTTGCCAGAAGCGTCGTGAATAGTAATACGTGGTCGTGTCAACTTCGGCGACAATCGCTGGTGTGATGCGTTCGTGCTCATATCCCAGACCAGATGGAACATAGTGTGAGTTCGTGAAGCCGTTGGTCGTGTCCTGCTTGAGTGTCGTTGTTCCGAGGTCAATCGCCCCTGTAGCGATGCGGAGACGCTGGCATGACGTAACACCCCAATATGCCGAATCGACGCTCTCTGAGCCAGCGTACGAACTGCTAGAGGTATTCTTGCGGGGGTAGGGGTTGTCCTTGCCGTCAGTGAGCGGAAGCGCAGACACAGACCATGCATCAGGACTGCAGAGGTCGATGGTCACTGTCTGATACGACGTCGTTGCAGCTGTGATGTTCCACGTTTTTGTGTTGCCATGGTAGTCGGTTATGACGAAGGTCCCCGCCACGCCTGTCCCGCTTTGCGCCTTGATCTGGATGTCAAGGTAGCGATATCCCGACATGCCCTCGTATGGCGCGAAAAGTCGGTCGTTCGTCGTTCCAGCGATACTCCTGGTCGTGTTGTATGCCAGTGACCAACCATTGAACCTAAAGCCACGGAACATGCACCGCGTCTCGGTTGATGCTTCACCTACAGCTGTAAGTGATGCCGAAGTAATGGCACATGAGATGCTGATTGGAACGCTATCGAGAGCAGTGGTTTTTGAATCACTTGAACTATTCTTGACAATGTCGCTGACTGAGGAATATTGATAGAAGGTGTCAGATGATGAGATAGAGCCCGTACCAGATACATCTCTGTATCCTGTTGTTTCATGATCGAATCCAGTTATCCGACAAGTAAGACTGTCAGGATAGGAAGCAGACCAGGCGCGAATGCGACCATTTAATGCACATGTTGCGGCAATCCTAGCATAACTGGTTAGGTCTACAGTTATATTGTCCAATGTGCCGGCAGTCATTGATACTGACCAGTTTGTGGTTGATTGACCCAGATAAGAGTGTGTGTGCGAAGCAGCGTATGGAGTCACACCATTAACCAGATAATTTGTAATCGATGCCGATGCTGTTGCTTCGTCCTGGCAGACACCAGCAAACGATGCGCCAAAAATGTACAGCATTCTGTGACGAGCTCCGGATGCATAGGCTCCAGTTGCTGTACACGCTGTACCACCAATCGTCAAATTGCACGAAGGAGTGCTGCCATACCGTGAAAGTTCATACCATTCGTATGACGTAGAAGGTGGGAACACAGTTGGTGCGGATGAGATTGAATATGATGTTTCAGCTATATTCCATAGTTTGTCAGTGCCAACAGTACACGACCATGATCCTGTTAGTGTTGCTGCAACATCTACCCATTCAGTCGCGAAACTCTCTGTACCACTGGCGACAGTTTTGACCACAGTCGTCGAATGACCATAACCATCATTCGATGTCATCGTCAGGTATATGAACCATTGCCAGTTTGGCGCGTGTGGTGTGCTTGTCCATGACCAGGTCCATGTACTATATGCACCTGTATGTGAACCTGGCCCACCGATGCTTCCATCCACATAACCGAGTTTTAGTGCTACAAAAGGAACCAGATCATTTGGATAGACGAGGATGTTGTAGCTCAGCGACAGATCACATTGAGCGGTAGCACTTCGTGTGCCATCGATGTAGGCCATTATTCAGGTCCACCGGATAAGTACACGCCACGATAGACAGCCTTCCGGAACTGGACCGCGCCATTCTCCACGACGAACTCGATGGTCGGAATCGCGATGATTCGATAGACACCCTTCACTGTCGTTCCGTCCGGTTGCATAATGGTTACCACATCACGCACCCACAGAGGTCGGTTGTTCGACGACAACACCAGGAAGTCGCTCTCCCACTCGATGAGAATGCGACCAGTCATCAATCGGTCCTTGAGCGCGACGGTTGCCTGATAGGCCACGTTGCCGCTTGTGATACTCGGATCAGAGAGAATGTAAGGTACAGGTCGACCGCGCCAGTTATACGGTCGGTCTGCTGGGAGCGTGTCTGCTGTCTGACTCGCCGAATCTGCATCGTAGGAATAGATGAGGTCGCCATTCCTCGGGTCCTGCCCGATGACTGTTACCTGATTACATTCTGGACTCTCATAATGCGCCGTCATACGACGCACGACACGCTTGTTCTGCAGTGCTCCAGACACGCCTGCTGCAGCTGCTGCCGCCACGCTTTGGTACAAAGTCATTGCGCTGGTCGTTGTCAAGTCGATAGGATTCGCCCACTGGAACTTGTACCCACTTGTCGTCGGACTCCAGCCCGTGATGAAGTTCGCGCAGTAGTCGGTCTTGAGTTTCTGAAGCATCGATGCGATGGTGTCGCCACGCTGTGGAACGAAGGACGAATAACCACGAGCGATGTCTGGACTTCGCGAGATCTCTGTCCCTGTCGCGTCGTTGTATTCGAGATAAGTGGCTGGAGGGTAACCAGCCAGTGTCATCATGTCGCCGATTGCATCCTCGCCTGTATACCCGTCGTACAGGATTCCGTCCTGGAAGTAATACAGCTCGAAGTCGCGTGAGCGGTCCTGTCCCTCGAACTGAAGTTTTGAGAAGTTCAGCGACAGGTCAGCCTGCTCATACTGAATCTGCGGAGGAGCGAGCGTTCCACGGAAGATGTCGATGTATGTAGGTGTCGGCGTTGCGCTGTTCGAGATCGCCACACGAATCGGTCGGTCGCTGGTGATCTGTGGCTGTTGAACGCCTGCCGCTAGAAGTGCCGCACGTCTCGCTGTCATGCGAAGCGTCGTCCGCGAAGTTTCATCGACCGACAGCGTGAGGTCATCGATGTACTCTGTGATGTCCACGGGTTCATCTGCTGTCGCTGTCGCAGCAGGCGTGTATGTGGCCATGGCTGCAGCCACACCAGACGTCTTCGTATATGGCGACGGAGTGGTCACCGTGAGTTTGAGGCGCACTGTGTCGATGACACCATCTGGCGTGTACGGTGAGTTTCCAAAGTCGACAATCGTCACCGCTTCTGTAATGGTTCCGGTAGAAGTTCCAGCCACATCAGACCAGACAGTGCCCGTGAAGGTCGCTCCCGTCGGAGGAGGATATCGGAGTTTGATTGGCTTCGAGTAAAAGACACCAGTCTCCTCGAATGCGATTGGTGCAATCTGAACCGTTGGTCGACCATAAGGAACACGCCATGCGAAACTTCCGGATGGCACGATAGTTTGTCCAGGTAAGTCATTCACATCCTCGAAGAGGTGTGAGAAGTTGGCGCCGAATGTAGATGTAACCAGCAGCTCGCGACGCTTGAATGGAATCATCATCAGCGCGATGTTGCGCTGTCCTACAGCACTCGCGCTTGCGACGCTTCGTCCAGGAGTCTTGTTCGTGTCTGACTGGTCATAGACGCCCTTCTGGATTCCGTTCTTATAGACGATGCAGGAACCATTCGCACGGAATACCAGCTCGACAGTGTTCGCTCCGCCATAGCCCCACTGAACGCGAAGGATAGGCAGTGGCGAAGCATCGACCCAGTTCGGGACGTAGGCGGAGATGTACCATCCCTGATTGACACCATACGACGCCGTGGTCTGAACCCACTGCGTGTTTGCTGTTCCGAGAGACGTTGCAGTCAGGTAATAATCACCTGCCGCGTTTATCTCCATCTGCTTCCATATCGAGCCTGTGATGAGCGTGTAGGCGCTTCGTGGCACACGAGCATAGAGTCCAGCGTAGTTACTGGACCATGCCTCAGTGACAGGTAGAGGCGCAGGCATGGCCGTGTTTGTCACATTGTCAAACCATCCAGTCGAATACTGTCGGTCCCAGCAGGTTCCATCAGCACCGACACACACGCGTCCGAGGTCAGGACGTGGCTCAGGACAGTCGACTTCGACCAACAGTGGCCAGTTTGTCGCCATTAGATTCTCCTCATCTCAGTGACCAGATTCTGTCGTCCAGCCTGAATCATCATCTTCCGCATCGACCGCTCGAGGTCCGTGCTTGCAGGGATAAGCGTCTGTGGAATGATTCCGACGCCACCGACATTCGTCGGGTTGTTTCCAGCCGTCGCAATCTCCGAAGCGGTCACACCAATGGCGCCCAGGCGTCCGCCTCCGAATGTTTGTTTTCGAAGGTCGAGCAGGTCTCGAGTGGACCCAGTGTTCTTCGCGATCTCGAATAGGTGTCCCTCCATCGACTTCGCCATGTCGACGAATGCGGCCTGCATTCTAGCGGCGTATTCAGCGATGGCGACCATCGTCCCAATGAGTCCGCCTCCACCCTTGCCTTCGGTCGATTTGCCTGCCTTCGCAGCTGTGTCTGCTGCATTACCGATGCCAGACATTTGTGGCAATGGTGCGAGTGGAGCACCAGCCGTGTTCCCAGTCGCTTGAACTTGTGGAACACCTGGTGTTTTGAACATCTTGTCCATGATTGCGAATGCGCCAATGGTAAGACCAGTCGCCGCGATGATTCCCGCAATCGATGCCGCCGCCGCTGCCGGGTTCGCAGCTGCCTTCGCGACAATCTCTGCTATTGTCAATGCACGAAGCGCTGTCACCGTTGCATATATCGCTTTGACAAACATTCCAAACTTTACAGACACATCGACAATGAAAGCAGCGAGCCCAATGGCGATTAATGCTTTAAACATGGCATTCGCCGCTGTCCCTGCTTTGGTCATTTCTTGAATCAGTTTCGTCGTGCCTTCAAGTGCAGATGTAACAGCCGGACCAAACGCGACAAGCATCGAAGCCATGACGTTTCCGACTGCGACCTGTAACTGATTGTATGTGTCTGCTACATTGTCGACAGCCGTTTGAAGTCCGGCAGATGCCTTCGGCATAGCGTTGAAGGCATCGGCGATACGCTTGGCCGCATCTGCACCACTGATGCCCATCGCACGAATCTTCTCAGCGTTCTGTGTTCCGAATGCCGCCTCCATCGCTTTTCCAAACGATGGCAATGCTTCGCGAAGTTGATTCAGTTCTTCCTGATTTACTTGCGTTCCGTTGGCGAGCTGGCTCATTGCAGTGATGACACGCTCGACTGTATCGGCAGATGCACCAACAGAAGCCACAGCATTCGCCACACCTGCGAGTGCCTTCTCTGCTGTGTTCGCGTCAAACTTTGCTGATCTCAGGCGGATGAAGCCCTTCACAGTCTGCTCGAGGTTAATACCTGGAAGGAGCGCAATCTTGCGGAGGCGGTCCATCTCAGCCGTCAGTTCGGATGTAGAACCGACAGTCGTGGCGAGAGCACGCTGCAGCGAGTCGTAGTTCACAGCTGCATCGAGTGCAGACTTTGCGAAGCCAGCGATGGCCGCTCCTGCGAGGAGACCTTGAAACTGTTTGCCGAGTGCGTCAGAGGATTGTTTCGTCTGGTCGAATGTATCGGCGGCCTGCTTCGCTTCAGACTTGATGTTCCGAAGTGCCTGAACAGCATCGCCGGCGCCTGTAACTTTGAAAACGATGTCGAAGATGCCGAGCGCCATTAGATAGTCCTTTTCGCCAGCACCGACATCACGGCCTTGACGATTTCAACAATTTGATTTTCCCAGACTTCGCCAGCCCATGCGACTTCGGCGAACTCGTCCAGGCTCAAATCGGTCTCGCTGGGATGGCGCTTCAGATGCCTTACTGAACAGTAGAGTATCTTCTGCGCCACCCCGCCTAGTCGTTTGGGACTTCGTCCACCGCTGCTTCGATGTCAATCGGGAATGCTTTGGCAAACTCTCCAACCACGTAGAGGTAAATGTCCGAGCGGTCTCGAGCGAGCTGTGCAAACCGACGCGATGGATTGATTTCACCGTCTCCAGGCTGAATCACATAGCATCGTGCCATGATCATCAGAATCTGGAGCATCTGGTCAGGAAACTCCGGAAATGCAATCTTCAAAGCCTTCTGAACTTCAGGTCGAGGAAACAAATCAGCGGCCTTCGGTTCACGGAATGTGAACGAACCAGGTGCACCGATGAAGCGCTCGATGTCGACTACGTGATTCGGTCGACCTTCTGTTTTAGGAATGGCGTCGAAGATTGAACTCATTATGATCCTGACAGACCAGTGATTCCGCTCACACCGAGTTTGATGGTCGCGGTCTCGGTCTGTGTCTCCTCTGGGGTTAGACTTAGTCCTGCCTCAGTAACCATGCCGAAGTACTTGACGACGTTACCGGCAACAGATGCAGCACCATCCAAGTCTACATCAATCTCACAACCGAATCCGACTTTGCTCTGGAAGAGAGGTCCAGTGGTGTTGTCGATGTACAGTTCGAGGTTCACTGTTCCGGTTTGTGTCGTCGGCAGGGATGCTTCGTAGACCGCGCACAATGCCGTGGCGTTAACCATGTTTTGACTGACAGTCGAGGAGAACGACTTTGCCAGACAGACGATGCTGGTTGCGGTCGTTGTCGGAAGTGCAGTCGTGTCACCCGTGAGTGCAGCTGCGGTGAATGTGATCGTCAGTGTGACGTCTTTTGCGAGTAGTGGACGAGCCATTGATAGTTACCTCTATGGAGTTATTGTGGCTGTGTACAGTTGCACTATGCCATTGTCGACGCGACCATCCTGGCTCACGTCTACCGATGAGCTCACGCTCGTTCGATTCAGGAAAAATGGAGGAGTGGTCGAATCGACTGTCTGCTTGTTTAGAAGCGTGTCAATGCGGTCCACGATGCCCTTGATACGCGCCATCGATACCGCGCCGGACTGTGTATCCCAGCACCACACCTGATGGCTTGATGTCGTCACGATACGGCCACCACACATTGACTGTTCGTCAGTCTGTCCACCATCAGTGTGACGCACCACGATGTAGGGAACTTGTGGCTGCCGCAGGGATATAGGGTCCTTCTCAGGAGCGAGGTACAGATAGATTCCCTGCTGATAGTTTGGTGCGCGATTGTCCACCGCTAGCAGTCCCTGGAGCGTCGCATCTGCTGTGAGTGTGTCATAGATCCACTCGTCGACGACTAGACTCTCAACCATTGAAGTATCTCCTCACAACGCTCGTGAATGCCGCCCATGCCTTGTCGGATGCAGGAATCGCGAATGGTCTGTTCTTCACGAACTCGAGAATCTTCCCGTATGGCGCGGCGATACTCACGACGTACTCGTAGTCATTGACGCGACCTACAGTGATGGACGAACGCAAAGCGCCTGTGAGTACAGCTGGTGCTTGTCCTGGCGCGGATGCCTGATGCGTCCTGTTCTTCCCGATCTTGTAAACCCGACCAGACTTCTGACCAGTCATCGATGCAATCATCAGACGCATAGCCTTCGCCGCCGTCTCCTGAAGCCAGATAGACAGCACACGAAAACGATGCTCAGCATCGTCGAAGCCAGACAGGTCGACCTTGACTGTCACGGAGCGAGGACCTCGATGAGCAGTGGACCGAAGCGTCGCACCGTGGTCGACACAGTGAGCGACAATGTCAAGCGAATCACAGCTGCTGTCGGGTACGCAGCCGGGTTAAGAATCGTGACGATACCTTGTGACGACAGTGACTTTGTGAGCGTCACGGAACCAGTCACGAAGGAATACGCCACGCCTGTCGCTGCGTTCGTGTACGTCGCTGACAGCGTGCCTGTAGTGATGTCAATCGGTGAGCCGTTCTCATCGACCAGACGCACGACGAATGTGTGCCAGTCACCGACCCATGCAGCCACCTGGACAACCTGTTCTGGGTCCTCGGTGATGTTGATGATGTTCACACTCATACTGGCCTCACATAGAGTTTCAATGGTCCGAATACCTGCGTGTCGCTTGCGCCTGTTGTCCTGGTCACAGTCACAGTGTACGTGCCTGAAGTGTTTGTCACCGTAGTCGTAAGACCGAAGGATAGGCGCCCATTGTCCGCATACGTCGCAGTGCCGGCATACGTTGCGACCAGCGTTCCACCAGAGTTGTATACCTTCGCGCTGACTGTTGCACCAGTGATGTCGATGCCAGTGCCGTTCGCGTCTGTTACCTGGACATCGATGCTGGTCGCGGTTCCGACGTTCACATCGAGCGGCTGGTCTGCTCCGAGGCCATCAGCCAGGAGTTGATAAGGGCCGATGTGTACGCTCGTTGCAGCTGACACTGGCGTCAACAGATCTGCGGAGATGTAGTCTGTGCCATTGTGAAGGAGCGCACCCTTGAGTTCCGTGGCGGCGTCCGTGTCGTTGGCGATTGCATGAACATCAGCATCGACACGATTGACATTGCCAGAAGAATGCAGCGTGACATTTCCTGCTTTGTTCTGCTGATCTGCACGAAGGACGTTCAAGCCGAATGAACCATTATTCGTATACGAAGCAGTCGCGGCATCCCATACAGCCGATGCAGTTTGTGCAGATGTCAAGCCACCAGAGGACAGTTTGATTGTCATCACCGCACCGTTAGTACCGCTTGCACCACGTACAACAATCGTGACATCGTCAGCACCAGCCGCCAAAGCAGCATCAGGAAGGTCGAGGCGATACACGCCCGGCATATTGGTTGCGTCTACCTCCGCAAAGCCACCATCAGTCCACGCCTGAGCGATTGTACGGGCTACCAGCGGGATAGATACGCTTGCTGTGCGTGTGCGGTTGTAGCGGGCTGAGAGACCAGAGGACGATGAGGTCAAACCGGTTACACCTAAGTACAACTCAATACTCTGTGAAGTGCTACCGGGTGCAATCGTTATTACACCAGCGTTGCGCTCTGTTGGTTCATATGCGCCGACAGATGCGTTGTACGTTCCAGCTCCGATGTCAGGATTTGGCCCAGTCCACGCTACGCCGTATATATCGGTAGACGGTGCGCCTGTTGATGTTCCAGCGTTTGCGTTTGGACTTAGATAATAACTCTGTAAAGCCGACAGATTTGGGAGTCCAACTAGCCGAGAATAGTTTAAATCTATACCGTACGCACCAGCAGTTATTGTATTTGCTCCAAATGATGAGATGTTAAAACCTGTTGATGCTCCTCGTATTTTGTTGTAATTTTCAGTCAAAACGTTTGCAAACTCTAAATATATTCCAACAGAACTGGCTGATAAACCTAAAAGCAACGTGTTGTAAAGTGTTGTTTTAGTGGATGTGTTTGATGTTGCCATACGCAAAACAAGGTTTTGTGCAACAAGAGTGCAGTTGTAAACATTTACACCATTACTGGTTGATGTATTAGTACCTACACCACCAATAAAAAGTGCAGTAGCATTGCCAACCATATGACAGTTCCGAATCATTACCTGTGGATTATAAACTGTGCCTGATGTTGGCATCTCAATCATCAATGGAACAGAACTTTGGAAATAACTACGTTCTACAACAACGTTTGTGTTATTTGAAGAAACTGAAATGTAACCAGCACAAGCGTACGTCACTGTAGAAGTATTGACCACTGAGCATTTACGAATCGTTACATTGGTAGCATTTGATGCTTGAACCATTCCCGAATCAAAGGTTCCGCTATTGTGAAAACCGTCTATGAATAAATTCTCTAATGTGAAATACGATTTACTTGATGCGAAAAATACACGACTCGACGTAGGGTTAGCGGTATCAGTAGCAAAGTTTGTGAGCCGAACAACACCTTGTGTCACGCCACTAAACTGTGCCGCTGTTGGGTCTCCTGAAATGACCAAAGTATTCGATGATGTCGGAGTGATGTTCAGAGTCAATGATTCACGATAAACGCCGGGTGCAATGTAGATATAGTTCACACCAGTGGTTAGAGTGGCATTAGTTAGTGCATATTGCACCGTTTGCCACGCTTGCCCTACGGTCGAACCAGTCCCTGCGTTGGCATTGTTTCCATCGGGTCTCACATAGTAAGTAGCCATTATTCAGCAGCCCCCACCACGATTTCCTGCGCCATAATTACCGAAAATTGGGTGCAGTAATTCTGTTGAAAGAATGAATCTTGCAACGCCCACCAACCGAACACACTTGTACCATTCTCGCCAAACGTGCCGAGCAGGTTACCTTGGTCATCGTAGATGTCACCAAAGACAATCCAATCACCTGGTACGTTCGGATTAGGCTCTAAGCGGAAGTTTTGCAGATTCATTTACCCACCTTTAGCGCGTTCATGTCCGTACCCTTGAAAGGCATCGTCAAGAACGCCAGCACACTACTCACCGCAGCGGAGACACCCGCCGCTACTGCCTTACTTCCGTACAGTGCCATCACTGCTCCCAGCTCGGCGAGCGTGTCTGCTTCAGCGGTACGGATGCCGTCACCGAATACAGTCGAGAAGCTCGCAACGAAGGCGATCAGGACAACCACGACCAGCCGACCGATTGATATTGAATTCATCTTTGCAAACTCCCCTCGATCATAGCGACACGACTCTCGAGTTTACCGAGGCGCTCCTCGATGCGTCGCACTTCCTGTGCCTGTCCGGACAATGTGGCATTCACGTTCTCGAGCTTCACTGTCAGCACGTTGATGCTTACCTGCAGTTTGGTATAGGTTCCAATGACGGCCCCCAATACCAGGACAAGTTGTCCGATCAGCGCTACAACGACCTCTAATGTCATACCATCACTCCACTGTACATCTTCACTCTAATATGGTGGCACAGTCGGATATCTCGCATCACGCAGTCGGTTAACCGTTTGACCTCGAGCGGAGCGCGATTGTTTGACTGACTTCGTTCGAATGTCCCCAATCGCTTCCGATCACTTCGTAGTATGGCGCGAGGTTCTGCGGATTCCCTGATGTGTAGATTCGGTCATCGGCCTTCACTTCGACTTCAGGTGAACAGGTCAGCGTCCATGTGCCAGCCTGTTCAATCATGCCGCCGACAATGCCTTCAGAATCGCCTGTGTTGGCGATTGTGGCGCGAATCTCAGCCACCTGTATCCAGTGTTGGCTGATGCCTCCGATACCGTCAGACTGGTTCACGTTTCGCCAGATCTGCACACGGTCGCTGTAGGCGTAGTTCGCGAGCGCCACTTTGAGCGCGGTGACGTATGGTGCTGGAATCATACGAACACCATCGGGCTGTATCGCTTAGCCTGGTCGAGACAATGCTCGCGGAGTGCTGACATCTTCGCGTCGACTTGTCCATCCTTGACATCGATGAGATGCGTGATGCTCGATGCTTTGCGTATCCATCCCTGTCGCGCAGCTGCGCGGATGTCATATCGTTCGTTATTGGCTGGACCGATGTCCTGCCACAGAAGGTCGCCGGCACCGTCGTTCACCGTGTAGTTCAGCGTCTGCGTCCACTGTGGGAACTGTGGTTCGGTGGCGCTCGATGTCCCTGCGATAACGCACTGGTACAGTCGACCATTCGCGACGGTCGGAATCACGATGTCGCCAACCACGTAGGCTGTGGAAGCAGTCCAGACCGACCAGCGTGCGTGGTCGTCGACGAGCTGCTGAAGTGCAGTCGAATCGAGCTGTGGATACTGGTCACTGGCGACCATCCATGCGAGGCGTTCAAGTGCTTGTGTCCGTGTGTATGGCATGAGCGATTCCTAGTAAAACAAAAAGGGAACGGGAATGGTATCCCGCTCCCCTTGACTGCGAAGTCAGACAGCCTACGAAGCGGCAGCCTGGAGAACGATGATGGAACCAGGAACCTGATCGGCCACGGTTGCGGTGACGTTTCCGACGTCGAAGCAGTTGAACGCATAACGCTCGGTCGCCTTGAACGTGAGTGCATCCTCGACGAACTTCACCTGGTCAGAAACTTCGACCGTGACTCCACGACGATCACCGAACGCGACACCCTTCGAGAGGTCTCCGAGGACTGCAAGCGTCTTAGATACGCCGGTTGCACTTGGCATGTTCTGAACGAACGAGATCGGGATTCCGAACAGTGTTGGTTCAGGACCGTATGCATTCTGGATGTCCATGATGGAGTTTCCAGAGAGTGCAATCAACTTGTCTGCGACAGCGTTGTAGAAAACATTCTTGTGCATGTACCAGCGTGGGTTCGTGGCGTATGGCTGAAGTTTGCCGACCATGGACTGGAAGTTCGCGAGCGTGAAGCTCGAGAGGTTGGTCTGTGAGCCGGATGGTCCGACAACCATGGAAGCGATGCTCGAGAAGGTTCCGGAGAGAGCCTTGATGCGAGGCATGATTCCAGTGATGGAGCCATACGTGGAAGTACCGTCGCCCTGGAATGCAGCTGCATCTTCAGCGAGTGCGAGACCGTATGCGAAGTCCTGTGCCAAAGTAGCACCGAAGTCGATGACGGTATCCTCGTTGAGTTCCTTGGACACGATGGTCAGGATGGCGAGTTTCTTGGCTGCGAGTGCGACCTGCGTGAATGCGATGTCGGATGCAGTGATTGCAGTGGCTTCACCAGGATAATAAGTCGTGGTCGAAGTCGATGCATTCGGGACATTGAGGACATCAGATGTCATCGGGTAAATACGGGAGAAGCGACGTGCTACACCGTACTCGTTGCGAAGCCAGATGAGGCTGGACGAAACGATTTCAGGGACAGTGTATCCACCCTGTCCGTTGTCGCCTTCGGTCTGTGACTTGACGCCATTCTCAGCGCACCATCGTGCAGCCTTAGCATTTCCAAGGACTTCGCCACGGACCCACTGTCCGAAGGCGTATGCCTTGAAGTTTGCCTCTTCACGAGTACCAGGGAATGGGTTACGGGTTACACCGCCGGACTTCCATGGCTCAGCCTTATGCGCTTCAGAAGCGACAGGAGCAGGCACGTTGCCGAACTCCTTGAGCATCTCGATGCGCTCAGAGAGGGACTTTGCATTTGCATGGAGGCGAGTGGCTTCGGCCATATCTCCACCGTTGATGAGGACTTCCTTAGCGGCAGCGATAGTCGACTGGCGCTGTCCTTCGAGTTGTTCGATTGTCATTGACTTAACTCCAAGATCATGAGCTCACGGAGGAGAGCGGACTTCGCTTCCTCGATATCGCTCGTATATTCGACGATAGAAACATCTTCGCTCGATACTTCGTCCCGAAGCTCGTTCCAGATGGTTTTGGCGAATCTTGTCGATTCAGCCCTGGAGAGACGGACTGCATCCCGCAGGCGTCGCTCCACTTCGCGGATGGACGTAGGACGCTCGAGCATAGCCTTCAGGCTTTGCGCTTCAGCGACCGGGTCCTTCACTTTGCTGTTCAGTTCCTTCGCACGGTTGGCGAATGCATCGATGATGGCATCCACATGTCCACTGCCGAGTCCACTGTCATATGCAGCTGTAACACCAGCACACAGACGCTCGTAGAGCGCCTCGAGTCCTTCGTGGACCATCTCCTTGTCGAGGTCGCCGTAGACAGACTCGACGAATGTCGCCACGTCTTCTCCTGGCGCGACAGGGATAATCATCTCTTCTTCTTCCATGCCTTCTCCATCCATCTCGCCATACATGTCCTTAAGTGACTTGACCATGTTCATCGGTTCAGCCGGCGTTGGTGTGAGCGATGCCTCACCGATTGGCCAGCGTGTGATTTCATATCGGCCATCAGCAGACTTCTTACGCTCGACCATGTGACCAGTCGCTCCGGAGGAATATCCGAGTTTGCCAGACTTCGCGAGGTCGGCGATCATCTTCTGATATTCATCAGCCATCTCGACCTGTGCTTCGTACCAGAGACCTTTTTCATCCATGGTGATGTAGCCGGTACCGATGCGAGACTTCCCGATTGTTCGGTCCTGTCCGTGATGATAGTACAAGTTCATCGGGACACGATCTCCGGACTTCATTGGTCGACCGAAGTCGGTCTCCTTCGTGAAGTAGTCGCCCTCGAGGTCCTGACCGCCGAAGCGTACCAGGTAACCACGCACACGACCGGAATCGTCCGCCTTGATTGCACTCCCGAAGTTCACCAGTGTCTGCATCATAAATCCCTCAATGGCACAACGACTGCCTGTGGACCCCATAGGTCGTTTGGAACAACCTTCCCGAAGTCCGACAGACTGGTGCCTGTTTCCCACATCCTATACCGTGACGGTCCGAGCACCTGTCGACGTTGCGCTTCTGTCAACATCATAAACTGCTCATCCCTCGTCGGAAGTTCCGGCGCTTCGTCGAACGCATCCGGGTCGAGCCCAGCGAGTTCAGCATACGTCGGAGTGATTGGGACTATCGTACACCTACAGTTTGGATGCGATGGAACGATTGTTGCAACAGGGTTCGGTTGTCCATGCAATGCCCAGCATACGGGACACACGTTAACATCACCAGCAGACACGCGAGACCAGCCACGCACGATGGACAGATTCGCTTCGAATGTCTGTCGCTGTGCTTCGCGGTTGGCTCGAATCATCTCTGTTCGTGCGATGGTTGCAGCTCGTGATGGTGCAAGCGTCTCATACGTCCGCGCCATACGACGAGCGACCTGTAGCGGGTTCATTCCCTGGGCGACACCGATGGTAACGTGGTCGCGTGCAAATGGTCCGATGGCTTCGTATAGTGCCGCGAGCGGTGAACCATCAGCCGCGAAGCCGACCACATTCGTGATGGCTTCGACCGGTAGTCGGTTCCAGTTGAGATCGATGGCCATGCTCACCGAATCAGGGACACCAGCCACAGCACGCACGAGGTCCTCCTGCATTTCCAGGGAAAGTTGAATCGCGCTTCGCTGTCCGTTGCTGGCGATGTCGGTCGCTCGAGGAGCGAACTCTGCGACCTGTCTCGCCATCTGCTCATTCAATGCCGCGAGGCGCACCTGGTAATCATTCAGTGCCGTGACATCTTCGCCTGCTGCCTGTGCTTCCTCGATTGCCTGAGTTATCTCCTCGAGGCGCTGGAGGTTGTCTGCTTGCATAACGCCATACGTCCTCCGCATCTCAGCGAGCGCGGAATCTTCGCGAGCACGAAGCCGGTTCCGATACCGCTCATTGACTTGATAGATGTCAGGCATCGGCGTCTGTCAGCTCGTAACCATAGTACGGATGATAGGACTTCCCGTTCTCCTTCGGCGCCATGCGCTTCAGAATCTCTTTGCGTGCAGCTGTGGCCCAGCGATATCCAGCATTACCGCCCCATGCAGCCCATGCTACGCGACCAGCGGATGGATAACCTTCTTCACCTGGTCGGAATCCTTCCGCTTCCTTGTCTACTTCATGACGTCGGAAAAAGGAATACATCCGAAGGACAGTCGACTCGCTGAGTTTCTCGCCAGCGATGATCTGATTCGCTCGAGCCCATGCGACAGCAGTGCCACCATCACGACCAGCATCACGCCACTCGATGGCGCGTTGCGCTTCTTCCTTCATCTCTTTGGACGGGAAGAACTTCAGCCCGGGTTCGTCTGGAGTCTGCTCGATGGCGTACGCCTTCGCTGGAGGCTGAACTGGAATGAGAAGTTCCTGACCATCCTTCTGCACTGGAACAGCTGTCGGATGGTAATAACCTTCGTCATCGTCCGATGGTGTCACACCTGCGACACGCTTCGCGGTTGCGAGGTCCACGATACCAGCCTTATACAATCGCTCAGCACGCTCAGCGTCTTCGTTCAAGTCAGCCTGGAGCGCAGGCACATTCGCCACATCAAACTCGAGATAATCGCCCGGTTGCGTTTCTTCGTAGTCTGGAAGGAGCGCGATGGTCAACGCTTCAGCCATCTGACGCATCAGCGGAATCATTCCGTCAGTCCATGCCGAACGCGTGGCCTGCTCAAGGTTGGAATAGGTAGCACGCTCGAGACCGCTGCCGAGTTGAAGGACGAGCGGATTGAGTCCGAGAGCTGCACACACGCGCTCTTCTGGTTTGCGTCTGATTTCATCGAACGCCATCTCACTTGGTTTGTGCGAAACTTGCTCGACCTTAAATGGTCCAGTCATTACCAGAACAGAACCAGCGTTGTCGCCCGTGAAGTCCTGCTGTAGTTTCCGCTTCGTCTGACGTGCATCGTCTTCGGACAGGTCTTCGACTCCGCCCTTGTAGTCTGGTCCGACCATGATGGAAGGCATTCCACCGTTTCGCACCATGCCGAACGCAGCTGATGCAGCGACGTTGTCTGTCGCGATCTCACGAAGGACAGACGTGACAGGAGAGCGACCGAAGCGAGAGTCCTGCGGATCTCGACCGTATCGGATGTGAATCATGTCCTCGAGCGGAATGTCGTACGACGTGCCATCGACCGTGTACTGATACTTGATAAGAGGATTCACCTTGTTTCCGACTGGCCTCACCATGTCAGCTGCGAGGTATTGCAGACCAACGACACGACCAGCGACACGGACCTTGCGGAAGTAAGCATTTCCGAGGAGTTGATAGTCTGGAAGCACCCACGACCAGACGAGCGAAGGTGGGACATTCGGTGTCGGTTGCGCGAGGAGTTGAAGAATCGGATGGTCTGCGACTGTCTCGACCTGTCCATCAGGCATCGGTCTGCGGACCGCTGGGACACCTTGTGACCAGTTCCTGATGTACCAGTCCATGCCAATCGCGACGATGCTGTTCAGCATCAAGTCTCCAGCCTGGTTTCTCCAGTTGAAACTTGAGCCTGGAAGGTTACGTGTCAGCAGGGACCAGAAGTCGCCGTTTCCTGTGCCAGTGAAGTAGGACGTCTGTCGCTGAATCAGCGGAGGCGGAAGGAGTGCGGATGGTGCGGCAGTTGCTTTGCCTCGCAGGCGGTCAAAGAGTCCCATGCTTCTATTGTGTCCTTATCATGTATCAAACTGCACCCCAGCCACCGCCACGACCGACGAGCTCGTCGTAGGCATCGGTGAGCGCGTCGACGATGTCGTCATTCTTGCCGAGTGGAAACACTCGAAGTTCATCCAACAGTGTACGGTTCCAGTCGGCAGTGACCATGTACACGTTTCCACCAGCGACCTGTGAAGCGAATGGTTCAGCGCGTACATCCTTCGCTCCTGTGACCGGCAGGATGTTGACTGCGCTTCCGTGCAGGAGTCGAAGCATGTGCATCGCTTGACTTTTACCAGCCTGTCCCGGGTCCTGTGGAAGGCGCACACGCACACCACGTCCATCAAGTGCAGCTGTCTGTTTGATGAGTTTGTCTCGCTGATCTGTCTCGAACTGTCCTCGAACGACATCGAGAATCCAGATGCGACCATCAGCATCGCGACCCATTTTCACACCGACCGTGAAGTCTCCGCTCCCTGCTGTGGCTGCGAGGTCCCAGGCGCGTGACATCTTCTGACAGTTTGGCGTGGATGCTTCGATGGTGATGCGTTCGGTACGGAAGAAACTTCCCTCGCGTGGCGTCGGTCGTTGCTGGTATAGCGCACTCCAGCCGTAGTCTCCGGAGTTTGCGACCATGACCTCCTTGATGCGTCCGAGTTCCTTCGTGTCGTAGCGTTCAGGCCAGAGAGCTTCGCCAGGCATTCGCCCGATCTGGTCAGACTCCTCCGCAATGGCCGGCAGGTTCAACACTGTCCAGCGATGCGGTTCGGATGAGATCGCCCTGCTGGTGATGTCGTCGTGGTGCCACCTTGTCGAGACGATGATGAGAGCACCCTTCGGTTCGAGGCGCGTGTAGAGGTCGTCCGTGTACCAGTCCCATGCTTTGTCGCGGAACAGCGCGGATTCAGCATCCTCGCGACTTCGAATCGGGTCATCAATGATAATGCGCCTGAAGCCAACACCAGTCGGAGGAGAGCCAACACCACGCGCCATGAAGGTTCCTCCTTCAGGCATTGACCATTCATCCTGTGCGGTGTTATCCTTCGAGAGTTTAGTCCTGGACGAAACAATCTGTCTGGACTTCCGTGAGAAGCGTCTCGCGATGCGTTCATTGTAAGCAGTGACCAGCACGTTCGCGAACGGGTCTCGCTCGATGCAATAGGCGCCATAGCGCACGGTGACTGTCTCAGTCTTACCGTGGCGTGGTGGCATGTGAATCGCGAGTCTGTCAATCTCACCGCGTTCGACTGCGTCCAGGTGCGACGCGATGGCGATGAGATGCCGAGCGGTGTACGACCAACCATTCGGGAGCGTGTCCCGAAGGTAGTCCAGATAACAGACGGCTGTCTGTGCGCTAGTTACTGTCCGGAGGTTCGGCAGCTGCGGTGAGAAGTTGAATCGAGAAGTTCGCAATGCGCTCATGGAGAGCTGCAATTTGGGCAGCTGATTGGCCATTGATGTAACGCTCACTTTGCGCTGTGCGTGCTATCGCCTGTAGCGCCTTCAGGCTGTCCTCGAGCACAGATGTCAGAAGGTCATCGAGTGACTTCGTTGGAAGTATCGTCGAGGTGATATCGTGTCGACTGCCTTCGACAGGTGCCTTCATTCTGTCCCGAATCGAGATGATGGTCGTGCGTGGTAACCCACACGACCGTGCAATAACCGAAGGACTTTGACCAGCAATCAAAGCCGACTCAACCTGTGCGAGAATCTCTGGATCTGTTGTGTTACCCCGTGCCATGATTCTATTCTGCCTCTTCCTGGCGAACTCTGCGCCGGTAGTGCATCTGTCCGTGGCACAGATAACACAACACCTGGACATCCTCCATTTGTTCGCCACCCAATCGAATGTAGGTCAGGTGATGGACATCGAGCTTGTATCCATCCTCCTGACGCTTCCCACACTGCTCACATGTCCGACCGGACCGCTCGAGTGCTTTGGTCCGAATATCCTGCCATCGCTGAGATCGCATGTACTTGCGACGATAGTCTCGCCATGTCTCATCGATGACCGCGCTGGAGGCGCCTATGGCCTTCAGGAGAGAGTAAGTGTTCGCCCATGGCTTCGCCATGACCGACGTTATGATTTTGTCTGTGTCCACTTGATTTCGTCCTTGACCGGATGAAACTCACCCCACATCCAATCGTCCGCGTACAACGATTCTGGATCGAGTGTGAGGCCCTGTAGAGTCTTTGATTCAGTGTCTGACGTGTGCATCACGAATGCCTCGTATAGATCGACATACCGAATATGGACATCATGGTCAAAACATGCTCGAGTGATTGGTTTGCCATTCATCAATGGCTCGATAACTTCTGCGAACTTCATTCGAATACCTCCCAATCGTCTCGCAAAAACAAAGATGCATCTACAAAGTTGCCGTACTCATAAGTTGACGGGTTGGTAATTACTCGTTCACCTGTTGTGCTTAACCAGACCATCTCCGGAACAAAACGAACAAACTCACAAACCTGAACGTAAAACTCTTCTTCGGAATCTACATCCATTTTCCTAATGTCAGGAATCGTCAATTTTTTGCCATCCAATAGAGCCTGCAATGCTTCATGACCGGTCATTCGACCACCGTCCAATCTCGCGCCAGGACATCGGTCCCTGTCAGCGTCGCGAATCCCTTCGAGATCCATTGGTTGCTCCCAGTGAGCTCATAACGCATCAGCGCACCTTCGACGAGTCTTAGTTTCCAGCGTGCTCCATCACGCTGCACAGCTGCACCAGCGCGAATCGATTCCATGATGGTGTCGAATGTCTTACGCGTATAGCCGACATTCACACCTTTTCCGCAGATCAGGAAATAATCGACGCGAAGCGATGGCTCAGTCGATAACCACTTATTGAAGCGTCGTGTGTCGATGCCATGTGATGCAACAGCCTCGCGACGGTCGATTCCCTGGACAACCATGTCTGCGACTTTGGCGACGATGTCTCTCTTCTGGTCGAGCGTGTGCATGATGTCTCGTGGTGTCGATTCGCCACCATGACCAGCTTCGTTCAGCCACTTCGAGATGATGGCTCGTGGCATTCCGATTTGAGCTGCTGATTTGCTGATGCTGTGTCCTTCAGCCATCAGTGCGATAACCTTCGCCAGCATCTCAGCCTTCTGTTCCTTTTTGTACATGTTTACCCCTTCAAGTAAAACACCAGGCACATTCGGCGGGAATGTACCTGGTGCGACAGCGAGTGTGAAAGCGCAGAAGTTACTCGCTGGCGTCTTCACCGAATGGATCTTCGATGTCGTCGGTCTTGATGGTTGGCTGTGCGATCTTCGTGAGTTTCTTCTTTGCACTCACTGGAGCGACCGACACGATGGCATTCGTCATGTTGCCGCGTGTGTTCAGTTTGGCGTCGACTGTGACCATCCACTGCTTTGCGAGCATGTCGTCAACGTCGAGCTGGTGAAACTCAGCCTGTGTCAGGCGGCGTCCGAGCATACCGTCGAGAAGCACTGTGAGTGCTTGGCGGTCGTTGCCGTATCCCTGACGCGTGTACTTGAAGAAGCGGTAAGCGTTACCAGCCGAGTCGCCATACTCTGTCGTTTCGAAGGTGAACTTAAAGTTCGGAAGCATGACGTTTGGGTCATCGTACGATGGACGGTCGACCGACTCGAGGTTCGCCAAACGACAGACGTATGCACCTGCTGGTGCTGCTTCAAATTGTGAGGACCCGTCACTGAAGGACGCGTTAGAAAAGAAACCCATATCTCGATACTCCTTTGGTCATAAGACCACTCTGTTGATGACAGTGCTGGATCAATCACCAATCCAGTAAGTTATTCTCCCAGCACCGTCACGGTTGACATTACCAAACATCAAACCATCTGTCAAACATTTAGTCGATGCTGTTCCGTGTGCCAGCGTTAGCGCCCGGCACGCAGGAACAGTTTCGACTTATACCCCTAAGCCAGCACGCGTCTAAACATGCTGGCAGGGGGGTTTCCAAAGGGGGGATTTTCCTGACCTGTTCCCGTTTTCTTATCCTTAAGGGCGGAACAGGTCGGGAACAGGTCACGGGAACAGGTCAAACGCCTATAAAAGACCAGTCGGACGGTACAGTTTTGCGTTCCGTGGACCCTTGTCAAACGCCACGATTCGACTCGCTTCGAGGTCCGCTAGTGTCGCAGCCACGACCGATTTTCGACCACCACATAACTCCGCCAGACGTGCCTGTGAGATGCCTGGTGAATCGCTGATGAGCTCGATGAGTTTCGCCCGAACTTCCTGTGTGATGGCTTCTGAACGCGCACCAGCGTCGAGCGTTCTGACCTTCGTGAGACCTTCCTCGTCACGAATCTCGAAGGTCACATCGATGGCGTCCTCGTCGCTGATTAGACGGCCCTTCGTGACGTACATCCGGTAGAGTCCGTTCGCCTGCTTCTCGACCGAATATGCCATGTCAGCAGCTGCGACAATCTCCGCAGCGCCTCGCATACCTTCGTGCTTGACTGTTCCGTCCGTGCCACCTTTACGGTTGTGGTGTGCGATGAGCACAGTGATGCCGACGTCCAGGAGTTTCTTGAACGAATCGTAGAGTCGACGCATCTGTGAGTTGTCATTCTCGTCCAGACCATGGACGCGCACCAGAGAGTCAATCATCACCAATCCGATGTCATTCGCTTGACAATGTTTCACGATGCGTTCGACATCGAGCACATTGTCGAATCTGATGCCGACACGGTTCAGGTAGCCCATTCCCTCAGCCGAGCGCATTCCGAGCTTCCTGAGGCGTTGTAGGACCTTCTGGACGCCCATCTCTTCATCGATGTACAAAACCTTAGTCTGTGGAATGTCAAACTCTGATAACCACTTATCGCCGTAGACAGCTGCACGAATGAGATCGCACATCACCCACGTTTTTCCACTGCCCGGAGGTGACGACAGGTAGTGAAGTCCACCAGTCGAGAGGATGTTCGGAATCAGCCAGGACTGAGCACCGAGTTTGCCTTCCTCGACTTCCATTCGAGTCCAGTCCCACACCTCCCATGGTGCGATGGTCTCACCGCCAGGAAGGTCATCCGGCACATTACCCTGCGCCCATTGAACCCAGAATCGACCAGTGGTCTCGAGGATAGTCTCGTGGTCGAGTGCTGGTTCGCAGTAAGTGTCAGACCACCATGTGCTGAATACGTTCGCCTGGTCAATGCTGAATCGCTTCGCCCGGAGGAATCCGAGCAGTGTGACCAGCGCATTGTTTCGTCCGCCGAATGGTCCACCTGATGCTGGATGCGGTTGGAACAGTCTGTCCCAGTGATGCTCACCGTGAGCTACGACGCGAGCGTGCGTCGACATGTCTCCGGCCACCATGAGCCGGAGATCGTCTAGTGAAAGTTCTTCCATCTAATCCTCTATTCCGAAAAGTCCTGCGTGTCCAGCGCAGTCATCAACAATACACTGACATCTCGAGCATGGTCAACCATCCCCATGACTCGCATCTGTTCGACACCGACGATAGCGTGGTTGAAACAGTAGAGCAGGTAGTCGCCGTGTTTGTATCGACCCAGATTCCAGTTGCCCCGCTCGCGCTTCGGAAGGTCTCCTGCTTTGGCAGCGATAAGCAGACGCGACCACTCATCACCCCATGGATGAGCGGTTTGTGTCTCCTTGACGATTCTGGAGGCTTCTGTGGGGAACTTCGCGAGTTCGACGAGTTTCGGGAGTTCGCGATTCTTCCAGTTTAGAGTTCCAGGAACTCGTAGGATTCTTGACGGGTTCTTGCACTTGATGTCTGCGGCACTCGAGAGTGTGAGCATCCATCGTTCAAGCAGCTGCACGAACTCGCGTTGTTCTGTTGGCTTAGTCCCAATACCAGCCACTTTGAGTCTTCGGTAGCAGTGGAGTCCCTTGCCTGATCTGACAGCGACTGTGACTTTATCAAGCGTTGCAGTCTGGTCCAAACCAGTAAGGTCATCGATGTCGCACCAAAGTACACCAGCAGTATGGACGTCATTGTCTCTTCCTCCTTTGCGCCAGCGTGGCAACACACCGACGTACACGTCATTTCCTTCGTCGCTCCATTGGACGCACGCCTCGCCGATTCCAGTCCATTCATCTTCCGTCCTTGGAAGTTGCCAGAAGCGCATCTGCACCTTGCCTTGATTCATCGTCCGAATCTCGACAAAGCCGTCGACGTATGGCTCGAACAGCCATGACAGAAATGTTACGGCCTGCGATACACGATTCATTTTTACCCCTTACAATCCCTGCATGTCCAAGCAGGTTCCGACACATTACCGTAAACAACCGATTCAGCCCATCGAGATAATCGACGCCTACGGCCTCGACTTCAAGCGTGGCAATGCTCTCAAATACCTTCTCCGCGCAGGTTCTAAACATGGCGAGGAGAAGACAGACGACCTACAGAAGGCCATCTGGTATCTCGTCTGTGAACTTCACGGCATCGAGCTCGCAGACGAAATCAATGAGCATATCTCAACTCATCCCGCTTTGGATGCCTAGATACTGGCATGTGGCTTCGACTGCTTCCTCCCACGAGTAAGCGACGAACCAGAGGTAAGCATCACCGACAGACTCACGGAAGGAAACTTGTCCTGGCGTGAGTTTGTTTTTGCCTGCCTTCATCTCGATCCACATTCCACAGTGCTGTCCCATCTGGACCGGAATAAAGATGTCCCAGACGCCAGCCTTGAGGCCTTCAGACTTCAAACGACCGGCAGTAGCCTTGCTTCGGTATCCACCGTTTGGAATGGCGTGGATAGTGTCAAGGCGTGGATGTCGTCCACCCATCACTCGGCACCAGTTGAAAAACGCAATCTGATGTTCTGATTCTGTCAAAGTTCTATTCCTTCCAAAGTCTCGAAAAGCACCTCCGCTTCAGGCAGTCCACGAAGTTTCTCGAGCGCTCGCGACTGTATCTGCCTGATTCGCTCGCGTGAATATCCGACCAGGAGACCAACGTCCTCGAGCGAGCGTCCATCGATGAGACCATCGAATCCGAAGCGTAGCCGGATGCACGCCATCTCGCGGTCCGTCAGATGTTCCATCAGTTTGTACAGCTGCGCGTAGAGTGCTTCGCGGTCGAGAGCATCACCAGGCTGAGGAGTATCGGTGGCCACGTATTCGCTGAAACTCTGACCGTATGCGTTCGGTTCATCGAGCGACTTGATGTCCACACGCTCCATCGAGGTGATGTCAGACAGATACTGGACGTCGAGAGTTTTGAGCTGATGGCGGAGATACTTCGGAAACTCATCGATGCGCGACTGTATCCACTCGAGCAGTTCCGGCATCGATGGCGATTCACCGTGTTTGAGGACGTATGCCTGGCGCGAGATGCGGATGTGCGTGATCTTGGCAATGACGTGTGATGGTAGTCGAATCTCGCGACCACGATTCTCGACTCCTCGACCGATGGCCTGTCGAATCCAGTTCGTGGCATACGTGCTGAATCTGTAGCCCTTGTTCGGGTCGTACCGCTGAATGGCGTGATGTAGTCCGAGCATCCCGTCAGTCATCATGTCTTCGTGAGTGCATCCACGGCCCTTGAAGCGTTTCGCGATGATGGAGATCAGGCGCTGGTTGTACGTCATCAGTTCTTCTGTCGCACGCTTGATGTCTCGCTCGGTCCCTGCCTGCACCATGCGACCTAAGAAAAACTCCTCCTGTGGAAGGAGGAGTTCTTGACCACTGGCGAGTCTACTGGAGCGGTATTGGCTCCATGTGTCGATGCGCTTAGTCACGAGCGGCCATCGCCTGATGTGCTTTGTGGTCTGCGCTGTTTGGTGTGTTCCAGCTGTGAGCCATCGCACACGCCATCCACGTAAACATCACGACCAGGACGAATCCTCCGAGTGTCTGGATGCGTCGCTGTGTCTTCTTCCGGCGCTCACGCTTGAGCTCACGCTGGGAGCAGATTGTGCAGATGCGATGACCACGGCCATAAGGCACAGCGTTCGGGCGGTTGCATTCGATGCAGGTTACTTTGATGTCCATTTGAGTTTTCCTATTCCTTATTGTTGTTATTCGGGGAGTGTTTGTCCCATGCGTTTACACAGGATCCATTGAGCGACCTCATATTCGGTTCGACCGATAGCATCAGCGATGCGCTTGATGGTCGACTGCCTGACAGCATGTCCACCGGAGAGCATCCGACAGACGGCTGATTTGTGGATGCCGAGCTTCTCAGCGATTTCCACTTGTGTATGTCCGTAAATCATGACCTCAATATTCCACACGTTGACACATTATGTCAACCCGTGCTAGGATGTTTGTGTAGTTGGACGCTACATCGGAAGGATTAGGACAATGAACCAGGAACGGATTGACCTGAAGTGGAAGTGCGGACACACCGCCTTCATCATGGTCGGATTCTCACAGGCTGACCTGCGCTACAAAATGGCCATGATGGCCTCGACGCTCGAGATCTGTGCTAGTTGCGAGAACAAACTTGCAATCGAACGCGCATGGAAGGTCACGCAGATGATTCTCCAGCCGACACCAGTCGCGCTGAGTGGGTCCGAGAAACAGATTGAGTGGGCACGCTCGATTCGCACCACGAAGTATGAAGCACTCGCACATGTGCTTGACTGTCTACGCCATGCACACGAAACACGCCAGGACGAATGGCCAGCAATTGCACAAGCAATTACACACGTGGTCAATGACGTGTCTATTTGGCGGTCTTATACGCAGTCGGGCGCCATCATCGACAGGCGGAACATCAACTGGACGACAGCGTTTAGGAATGCCTTGAGTCGGGCAGGATTACATTTGGGAGGATTAGGATAATGACAATGTCGGAGACAATCGGTGCAATCGCGCCGGCGCTTGTGAAGGCACAGGCGGAAATCAAACCAATCGTGAAGGATTCGACGAATCCAGCGTTTCGCTCGAAGTACACTTCACTCGATGCCATCATGGAGGTCGTTCGACCAGTGATGGCGAAACATGGTCTGTTCGTCGTTCAGTCGGTGCTGGACACCATCGACGGAGAGCACAGCACCAGCATCACCGTCGAGAGCCGTGTGATTCACAGCTCAGGTGAATGGATTGCTGGTGTCGTGCAGGTTCCGGTGATGCAACAGACATCGCACGGATTCGGGTCAGCACTCTCGTATGGTCGACGTTACAGCCTCAGTGCGCTCCTATCGCTCGCATCTGACGAGGATGACGATGGCAATGGTGCGATAGGCCAACAGCCACAAGCACGGCCACAAATCAAGCCAGGACCGCCACAGACCACGACGTTGAAGAAACTCGCACCACAGGCGAAACCGATACCTGGTTATCACAACGGTTCACACTTTGTTATCGGTGAAGAGGACCCGAACGCATGACATTTCCGACTGTTCTCTTCACTCACTTTTTAGCCGACTTTGTTTATCAATCTCGTGAGATTGCAACGACGAAGTCAAGTAACAACATCTCGCTACTCAAGCACGTCGGCATTTATGCCGGCGTGTTTGGAATCGCGACATCTGTAGATATTGGATTTGCATTCTTTGGATGGCCTGACAAGTATAAAGCCAGTATCGGCAAACAAATCGCATTCATCATCTTCAATGTCGTCATGCACTTTGTGACTGATTACTTTACGAGCCGTGCAAGCACTAAAGCATATAAAGCCGGCGATCTACATCGATTCTGGTGCATCATTGGATTTGACCAGATGATTCACGCCACAACACTCTACTGGTCATGGAAGGCAATGACGACATGACGAAACTTGTATGGATAACGCCCGATGCCGAAAAGGTCATCGGGTATTGCGCTCGAGTCTCAAACCCGGGAAACCAGGACAATCCGGATGTCACCAGGTTGCTTCGGTATTGTGTCGGTCATGGACACTGGTCAATATTTGAAATGGCCAGCATGTGTGTCGAGATAAAAACCACGAGGGCGATTGCAGCTCAGATTCTTCGACATCGGTCGTTCTCGTTTCAGGAGTTCAGTCAACGATACGCCACCGTGGTCGAGGACATCGATGTCCCAGAGATGCGCCTTGCTGGCTCCTACAATCGGCAATCCAGCCTGCCATTACCTGCGATGGAGGAACTGACCAAAGAACAGCAGGACGCGCTGTATTTGGTCAATAGCACCATCGAGTTCGCGACCGACGTGTATCGCGATCTGTTAAAGAACGGCATGGCTGCGGAGACTGCTCGCATGGTCCTACCGCTTTGTACTCCGACCACGATGTACATGAGTGGAAGCATTCGCTCGTGGATTCATTATGTGCAGTTACGAACGCGCCAGGACACACAGCTCGAGCATCGTGACATCGCGCAAAGCATCCAGAACATCATGCTGGAACATCTGCCAATAACGATGGAGGCGCTCGGTTGAAACTATCTGACATGATGCCAGATGGAGACCTTCCTTCATGGGATGATTACGTCACAGAGTGGGAAGAAGTACACAAACCAAAGTATCCATCATTTGAAGAATGCCTCCACGAGTCCACTGTCATGACACAAAAGATAGATTCTCTTGGAAGAGACCATTATCGAATGCGATGTTTACGTTGTGGACACATGGTCAAGCCCATTAAGAAACTCCAGGCACTGAAGATTCTAAATGGCGATCGCGCATCAGATGATGGCCACATTTACGCTCAGGTTCGGTATGACCCAGATAATGACTACTTCCGAAACCGTGAGTATTTACGCGAGGAATACTATCGGTTACGTGCGGAATATCCTTATAAACTGAACGAACAAAAGAGGATTTACCATTCCAGGTATCTCAAAACAGCACGGTGGATGAAGCTTAGAGCAGCTGTGTTTGAACGTGACAACCATACATGTCAGTCGTGTGGTGCGACTGATCTATTACATTGTCACCATAATACCTATGTACGTCATGGTGCAGAACAAATGACAGATCTCATAACATACTGCGCCGAGTGTCACAAAAATCATCACATTGACCATGACATGGAAAGAGAACGGGAACAAATATGGCGAGAAAACCAGCTGAGAATAAACCAACAATCGAGCGAGTAGAGGAAAAGCCTGAAGGACTCTTGTGGCTCCTGAAGGCCAGTGAGCATGAGATTCTGGAACGCTTGAATGCTGAGGATGCAATCATCTTCATTCACCCTGCGCTCGATGGCGTCGTGAGTTTCCGAATCGAGGAGAATCCAGCACACGAACAAAAAGTGGTGCATGTCTGGCGGTAAATGTATAAAGGATTTGCCAGTCCTCCCAGGCTGGTAAATACCGAACAACCAACCAAACAGAAACCATCTGTCGCATGGCCCCGGGTTACCGGACGAAGCCCATGTATACAGATGGTTTTTGGTTTGTCAGAAGTTTACGAAGCCGAAGCCTCCAAACTTGCCCAGCTCGTGCCAGTTTCGCTTTTTCGCATACAGTCCATCACCATCCCGCTCGACTGAAAGTTCATCGGATGGTTCCGGCGATGTGTTTCCTTCGACTGTGTACACGCCCCACTCCTCGACTCTGGTCACGATGCCGATGTGAGCGATGCGACTGAGCGCGGAGAAGTAGAACAGCGCTAGGTCTCCACGACGTGGACGCTTCGTGGTTGTTCCATCGCGGATGTGCTGGACAGGAAGCCACAGGCTGTTTGCCTTGAACCATCTCGACCAGTCGGGACAATACGCACTGCGAGGAAAAGTCTCGTCGTACACGATGCCGAGCTGCGTGGCTGCTTGCTTGTGGCGGAAGCGAACGTGTGCCGCGCACCACGGAGAGCCAGCAGGGACAGGCGGTTTGCAGGATGCTTGATACGCTTCGACTGCCTTCCCGCGATTCTCGCCGACTTCCTGGACGCCTATGTTCGCGATGGCCAGTTCAGTCGACAGTAATGCTATTCGGCGTTCATCCATGATGTATACTCCTAACGTCCAACCGGGTTCTAAACCTAATCCTCACGCCTCCAGACCCCTTCCTGGAGGCGTTTCCTTTTTCAGTCGTCAAGCATTCCTTGACAACTCACAAGGAATCCTTGTCACATCAACTTGTAAGGATTTCTTACAAGTTCACCATTTTTTGACGTCACCAAAAAGGTCAGGAGAACGTCTCAGCATCGTCGCTCGATGACACGATGGTGATTCCATTCGTCGTGTGCGTGTAAATGAGATACACGACTCCGAGGCGCCAGTAGCACGCAATCTCATCATCCGACACATTACCTGTCACCACGTTCGACGCAGATGTGATGACGTTACCCATCGGGTCACGCTTCACGCGCTGGATGTTCGACGAGCTCGTGCGGAAGAAGATATATTCCATTCCATTCGGGGAGACACAGACTGTTCCGTGTGCCCCGGTCCCGATTGTTGTTGCCACGCTGACTGTGTTCCCTTCGTCGTCGGTTGTGTACCGCTTCACTTCACCGCTGGTCGTGTCCACGATGATGATGAGACTCATCGCACCACTGTGCTTCTGGTACGCCAGGCTGAGACATTCCGCGTTCGTGATCGGCGTCGTGACCTCGTCCCAGTTCGTTCCGTTATGTGCTCGCGAGTGGTACAGCTTCACGCCACCAGATGCAGTGATGACACCATAGGTCGCCTGCTGTGCTGGAGATACGTCCGCAGCGGTGCAGTTTCCTGCCTGAGTTTCTTCGCGGAATACAGCTCGCTGACGCTTCGCGGAGTACATCGGATTGACACCGACACTCGATGCTCCGATGACGATGGAATGATTCGCTTTGCCGAGTCCGTATGGTGAGCCGGTCTGGTAGTTTCCAAGCGCATCGAATGTCGAGTCTGTTCCCCTGGACGAGGAATCGCTCGAGAGCTGAAGCGTCACTGTTCCAGTAGTCGCTGGGTCTCCTGATGTATCGAAGACAATGCCATGCGCTGGTCCACGAAGGATGGTGCCGAATGGAAGGTACAGCGCTGAGTCTGTCCCGCCATTGACATCGAACGGGTCGTACAGATCAGGAATGAAATCACCGTTTATCGAGTCGAATAGAGTCTGCGCCGTGATGGTGCCTGTCGCAATTTCAAACCCATAGGCGAAGTCAGTTCCAGATGTTGCGTTCGGCGTTGCGAGGATTCCACCGCCATAAAGCCATGTGCTGATACTTT